CCCTAAACTTCATATATTTAAAAATGATGAAAAAATTGATGATCTTTATATTGCAACAAAATTAGAAGTTATTGAAAACAATAAAGATAAAAAGAATTCTACCGCCTTGAGAAGTGATTTAGAAAACCTCAAGACTAGAATATATAAAGCAAAAAAGTGGGATAGTTTTGTCAAATCAAATCTATATAAAAAATATTTCACTTTGCAAAACAAACATAAACCTAAAAGGAGTTAAACATGGCTGGAAATTTTGAGCTTAAAGAAGGTGAAGGTTATCTAAACAGAGATAACGAAAATCCTGAAAAGTTTTGGGGTTCATACAAAGTCAGTAAAGATATGAAAAAAGGTGAAACTATCAATCTTACTGAATGGATTAATACAAAACCAGATGGAAAAGTTGTTCACAAATTACAAGAAAGAAAACCAAAAGCAATGTAACTTGTAATAAATGGGGTGGTAGTTTTAGCTCCCTCTAGGTCGTAGTCTCTCTACCACTCCTTTTAATTATGGAACTAATTATTTTAAATGATGGTCTGTATCACCTTATACCAGTTACAAAAAAAATGCTTGAAGGTGTAGAATTATTTAATGAGATTAATTGTATGGACTTATGTGATTTGTTAAGAATTAAATTAACTGGTTATGTAGATACTTTAAACTTGCACATAATGAATGACAAAACTGGTTCGTTAATTGGTTGTATGTGTAGATAACAAAAGGAATAATATGAATGATGATAATATAAAATGGATAGATATTGGTGAAAAAATGGTCAAGCAAATGCTTGAAAAGAAACAAAAAGAATATGGTAGCTTTGATAATAATGCTTATGTCATGGCTAGTTTTTTAGAATCAGCACTAGAAGTTATTAATGGTTATAAAGTTAAAGTTCCCATAACAATAATACCTCAACTAATGATAGTTCTCAAATTGACAAGAACAATTGATGATGGTAGTGGAAAGGATATTTATAAATTAGACACTCACAAAGATATTTCTGGCTATAATGATTTATTAAAAGAAATGTTACTTAAAATAAGAAACAAGGAGAACAATGACTAAAATATTTTATAGTCCTAGAATTAAAGAAATTATTGATTTTATGGCTATTTATTATGAAAAACATCAATGTTTTCCAAAGCTAGATGAGATAGGAAAGGCACTTAATTTAACTAAACAAAGGATAGGTATTTTATTAAAAAATGCTGAGAAGCTAAAGTTAATAAAATCAGAGGATGTGTTTATGCGAAAGTATATGTTGACTAAACAACCTAAAATTAGTAAATTAAAAGTCAATAATTACTATGAGTTGTAAAAAAATATATTATTATGAAATAACGGCAACTCTGGAGGAAGAATTTGATTCTGTTGAGAAAGCAACAAGTCAAAGGGATGCTAGTGATAAAGCAGTTATTAAAGAAATAACTGGAAAAAATTTGCAGCATTCCATAATTAAAAAGGAGGAGGATAGGAATGAACCTAACCAATGAACTTCCTAGATTGTATGGGAAGCTACAAAAATGTCATAACAATATCATGGCTACTGTTGATGGCAGATTATGTACTAATACAATTCAGGATTATGTTGAGTACAAACAATTAGTAAGAAGGATTGTTGAAGCTCAAAATAAAGAAGCAAAAATTATTTACGAAAGATAAATAATATTTAAAAAAACAAATAGAAAGGAAGGCTATTAATGTCTGCAAAAGAAAAAGACCCCAATAAACTTAAAATAGATAAACATATTGGGATTAAAATAAGAAACAAAAGAGTTGAAAGAAAACTAAATCAAACAAAGATTGGAGATGTATTGAATGTTACATTTCAACAAGTTCAAAAATATGAAAAAGGCACAAATGGAATAAATCCTTTAGGTCTTATTTTGTTGTGTGAATTTTTTAAAGTTCCAATAACATATTTTTTTGAAGGTTTTAACTTCAGAACTTTTGAAAGTAATATTACTTATCAAGACAAATATCCTGAAATTCATAGGGGTAATCAAGTTAAGAATGAAAATTTATATCCCAATCCAAATTCTTATATGGAATTAGATAAGACTTGGGTATTAAAATCAAAACTCAAAGATGCCTTGTTAATTGAAGATACATTAAAAAAACAAGAAAAAGATAGATACTTTAATCTAATAAATACAAGAAAGAAAAATTAATATTATGTCATTGGGTCATTCATTTAAAAAATATGATTGGCTCAATGATTTAACATTAAGAGATCACCAAACAAATAGGCTAGATGAACTAGCCAATCTTTATAATAAAACAAAAGATAAAAAATATTATGATGAGTGGTTTGAATTAGTAAAAAAAACCATGAAACAACTTAGGTCTTAACTTCATTTTCATAAGTTTTATCATCAGCATCTTTACGCATACATTCATAGTGAGCATGACCAGATTGAAAAAAACTTACAAAGCTATCTGTGTTTAACACTTCTTCTCCGCAATATTTACAACTTCCAACTAATGTTATGATTTCTTTTTTTCTATTCCAATTCTTTCTATGTTTTCGCATAGTTAGGTCTTTTACCTTTTCTTGGTTTTCTCTCAGCTTGTTTTTTCCTTTTTACGGCAGCAGATAATTCACTTTTTGTCATTGATCTAACTTTTGCTATAGGTAAACACTTTGGATAGTTTCTTCTTTTCTCACCTTTTGATCTACCACATGGGGGATATGAACCATCCGATCTTCTATTGGCTACATCAACCCATTTTTGTTGTGTCCATTTTCTTAAACTCATCTTTTTCTTTTAGTTTTTTTTCTGCCTACTTTGCCTTTACAATATTTACTAGCCCACATATTAGCATAAGCGGAAGGATAGACTTTAAATTTTCTTTTTGCAGCAGCCTTTCCAGCAGCACATAATTTAGCCATTATCTAACTCCTTTATTATTTTTAATTTTTCTTCTGCGTTGGCTATCTTTTCTACCAATTTATCTATTTCATCAATGTGTTGTGGGTGTTCACCAATACCAACACTATTATTAAAATAAATTTTTATTGTTGCTTCAGACTCACATACTTCAGCTTCATATCTTTTTTCTAATGCTTTTATGATATGTTGCTTCATTATTTATCTACCAACTTTTTTCATAGCCATTTTGTGAGCTTGTCCAAAAGTTTTACCTTTTCTCATAGCTTTTCTCATCATAGCCATGTGTTTATTAGTATGATGTTTTTTGTGTCTTTTTAAAGTATCTTTTTGTCTTTTTGTTAGTTCCTTCATTTTTTTTTCCTTTTCTTTTTAAGTTTGGCAAAGTCAGCACCAGTTATTTTATCAAATGGAGGAGCCATTCTTGCTATCTTCATTTGTTTTTTACTATACTTTTTGTTTTTTCCTTTTGGCATATTTTTCTCCTATTTTATAACCCTCCAACCATACCCAACCATTAACATGATTTCACCTAATATTAATATCTGCTAACCATTTTTTTCTTTTTATTTTTCTTTTTCTTCTTTTTTTTCATAGGTTTTTTTTTACCGTACATATTTACTCCTTTTTGTTTTTACGACCCATATACCAATCACCAGGTTCATAGTTCCATTTTTTACCAGGATGACCTCTTAAATTGGCATATAGCATTCTTACTTTGACTATTATTTTTATAATAGACCTTACCATTTTTTGCAAGACCAATATCTTGCAGAAAATACATCTTTAGCACTAGCACATCTGTGCCTTGCTCTAAAACTTTTTCTAGCTGCTGGATTAGATTTACGAATTTTCATATTGGCATCACCATATCTAATAATCTTTTCTCTACCACCCTTACAGGCTTTAACTACAAATTTTTTACCACCTTGTACTTGTCGTCTAGGTGAATTGCATTTCATTTTTGATTTATCTATTGCCATATTAATCTATCTTATCTACTCCATTAAAGTATTTATAATCAAATTCTACAACTCTGCAATCATGTTTTTTACGCATAGATTTTTGTTTATCTCTAAACTCTATGGCTTTTTCTTCTGTTGCAAATATTGTATTAGTAAACATTTCATATTTATTGTCTTTTTTCCATATCACACAATATATCATGCTTTTATTTTTGGTTTTGGTGGAGGTGTAATAACTTCTTTACATCCAAACTTTGAATATATTTGATAAAGATTAGTTTCTTTTTTTCCTATTTCTTTTGTCTTATCTAATGATTTTTGGTAGCCATCTAATAAACAATCATAATAAGTATCATATACTTTAGGAAAAGTGTGAGGGTCTAGGCAAGTGTTGGCTAGTGTGCTGCACATTACTATTGTTAAAGCTATTTTCATTTTTCATCCTTTGTGTCCTCCAACTTTTGAATCTTTGCGTTAGCATCTTCAAGGTCTTTGGTTAAATGTTCTAATTTCTGCAAACATCTTTTGTTAGCAGCATCTTTTGATTTACCTGCATCTTCAAGTTCACTTATTTGTTGTTTTAATATACGAACCTGATCTTTATATTCATTTATTATATCCAAACTGTTGTCAGACATCTATTTTTTTTTAAATGTAGAAACACCTTTTATACCAAGTATCGTACTAAAAGCTCCAACTACAAGAGCTTGATAAAACATTGGTAGATTTGCAAACTTATCAAAAAATATATCTATCTTAGCTTGTATGTTAGGATCATCACTAAACACAGACCAAGCTAATAAAAGCAAAGGGATTGAGATTAGCACCAAACAAAATTCATCTTTCCAATCCCCTTTATGTGAATCTATGACAGCTTTTTTATATTCAACCTCACCATTAGCCATTTTTTCAGCTAACTTTAATTCTGCTACAGACTCTAATTCTTTTGTCTTTCTTTTGTTAGCAGCTATAGAC